ACGCGGTCCACACATCATCAACAAACAGGTCGATCTCGGGGACTTCGCGGACAATAACGCCATCCCACATCAGATCACCATCTTGGAAGATGATGTTATCTTCCGAACGCGGGCGCGCATTGGTGTTGCTGTCCTTAAGATCGGCTTTCAGATCGCGGAACAGCGAGGTCGGAGCAAAAGCGACGTAATAGTCGTATCCGCTCTTGGTCTTGTACGGGCGGATCGACGGATTTGCCGTCTTTGCAATGCGCTTCATCAGCGAGACAGATGTCGCCTTGAAGCCATCCGCGGTCGTGTCGATCTTGGCGAGGTCGGTAACGTGAACGCCAGAATAGTTGGCCTTCGCGTTGCCGTACAGGATGCGATCCGAGTTTGCCGCCGCCCAGGTATTAAGCTGGCCCGCAGTTGCGTCGGAATACAGAACACCATTCACGCGCTGGCCGGCAGACGAACCGAGACCGGACGGTGCCGACTCAGACGGGAGCGACATAAACGCCTGAATGATTTCGTCGCGCTGGAGTTCCTTACCCCAATCCGACAAAAGTGGCTTAGCCTCGCCAAAAATATCGGCAGAGTCCTTTTGTTCCTCAGCATCATTGGTCGCGACAGCATGGCGAGCCCAGTCAACCCAGACTCTCATACCATAGTTGCTGATCGCTTCTTCCTGATCGGTCAGAGTGCCGGTGGACTTTGCAGTTCCGGTCAGAGACCGAACCAGCGGGACGTTGACCTGCTCGCCGCCCTTCTTGTTGTCGTAGAGGGTGCGGATGATCGAGGTCGGTGCGTCGCCCATGTAGGGCGAGAACATGTTTTCCCGAACAAACTCTTTGATGAGTTCCTTTCGGTATTGTACCAACTTGTTGTTGGCCTGTGGAGCAGTCAAAGCCATTGTGAGCGCCTTTCATAGCGCCGCGACACCATCTTTCTGGTGTTGATTATCGGCGCAATGCTGTTCTCAGGAGCCCCGCTTCGCTATTGTCGTCGTCTTCATCGCTTGGAGGTGCGGATGAGGTTGCCTTATTCAGCGACGGCGGGAGTTGCGTGACCACAGGGCGAGGCTGTTGCTGCACATTACCGCGAATCCGTTCAATAAGCTTAGCCTGAAACGCCGCGTCCTTTGCCAAGCGTTCTTCAAGCTGCTTCTCGAACCAAGCATTCGGGTCGGACCCGATTTGAGAAAATACCGTTTGCTTTTGATACCATTGCACAATGTCGTCGAAAGGGTCCAAACTCTGCTTGGCCTTTTCGAAAATCATTAATGCTTCTGGATTTCCGCTTCTCAATTCCTGATCGAGAGCGTTGTAGGCAGCCGTTACTTTCTCTTGTCCGTATGCGCGAATGGCGTCTTTCCGTGAATAGTATTCGGTCAGTTGACGCTGCCGTGCATCCAACGGGTCAATGTACTGGCGCGCACGATGATCGACAAAGGCGTCCGGATTTTCATAGAGGTCCGGCACCTTCTCGGGCTGCTTTGTCTGCCGTTCCAGTTCCGCAAGCCGCTGCTGCATTTGGGCCAATCTGGCCTCTGCCTCACGCCTGCGCTCTGCTTCCTCTTTCAGCCGCCAGGACGGTATGCCCTGTTCTTGCGGTTGTTGCTGAGGTTGCTGTTGTTCCTGTTGCGCAACTGGAGCCGGTTCTGACTCAGGCTGCGGCTCAGGTTCTTGAACGGACTTTGGTGCAAACCGGCCGTGCTCATCACGGGGTTGTCCGGTTTCCTGAGCTTGCGGCTCAGACGCATCAGTCATAGCGGAATCAAACAAAGCCTCATCATCGTCGGCCATAAGCCTACGTCCTTTCGCTTATCGTGCGATTTACGATCCACCCCCGTGACGGCGGGGCGCCCCGATACCGCGTATCGTGCGGCTTACGAAACTCGTTGCAGGAATTGCTGCGCTGTCAGCGCGCGATCTTCCTCGGCATTGCGAGCGTCCTGCGCCATCTTAATGGGCGCCATTAACGCATCCTGTTCTGTCTTGCGCGCCGCAGCTCGAGCCTGATCGACCTTCGCATAAATCGCATCAATCTCTGCCATAGCCTTGGCATTCTGCAATTCAGGCGGCAATTCGTACCCGCTAGGCTGCAATGGCCTCATTTCAGGACGCCACGCCTCACCAGCCTTTGCAAGGTTGAGTGCGGTTTTTGACTTGGTTTCCTCAATCTTGGCGGCCTCGCCTTCGATCAAGAGTTGCTGTTGCGGTCCCGGCTGCTGCGCCTGCTGGATCATTTCCAGCACCTTCTTTTTCGTGCGGCTATCAATGCCGGGCGAAAGTTCGATCAAGACCGCAGGAGGCACGTTGCCGCCAGATTGAGCCAACGCCAGCAACGCATCATACGTATCAGCCATCATGTTAATCGTATCAGGCCCTTCGTCGATGATAATATCGACATCGAGAGAACCGATACCGTTAATAACGGTAGGCAGACCAGTTGTCGGATCAACACCAATGCCATTGATCTGGATAAACTGAGCTACGTTATCATCGTCGGTCACGCGAATCCAACGCTCAGCGGACCAATGACGTTGGATTGCATTCCAGATTGCGCGGTAAACCCTGATTTTCCATCCACGATAAGCAGAGATGTACGGTCCTAGCTCAGCAATACCCGCCTGCTGCAAAAGCTGGATCGCACGTCCTGATTGCTTTTCGACGCCCTGCCCAAGAACCGCAGGATTAGGCCCGAAATTCTCAATTTCCGCCTTGTCCTGCGAGAGCAATTTATCCCAGCCGGCAAAGTCAAAGCTCTGATCGTCCGCTTTGATTTCACCACCTGGATTAGCGATCACAACTCCATCGGGACGCGCCCATTCAGCGCGGACTTTCTCAACATCCGAGACCGCGCCGTTCGTCATAATCAACCGGCGCGATGCAAGAATGTGGTTAAGCTTCATCTCCTTGAAGTTGATCGAATCCTGCTTGGACCGCATGTTGCGGACAAAGCCATAACGATCACCATCGTGATCCACATTGCAAGAGTACATGATGTACTTGCAGAGCGTCTTGCCTTTTTCGTCGTGTAGGTAAGACTTACCTTCCATCAACACCGTCGATCCGGTGAAGATTGAGTAGCACCATTCTCCTTTGTGCTTGTACCAGCAATCGACAAGACGGACGCTCTTGCGCGTCGAATCAAACCACTTATTCTCGCGATCCGGGCTCGTCGTCAGTTCGGTGCCGTCCTCAATCGAGGCATCAATTTCGTCAGCCTTGTCTGGAAACAGTTCCTTCGCTTCATCAACATCAAGCCATTTCGACACACCCATATAGCGCGCGTCAGAAAAGTCAGCCCGATAGCTGCGCGGATCGTAGAAGAACGTGTCCGGTTCTACGATTTCAAACCCAATGTCCTTGTCCGTTCCGGTGTCACCTTCGACAAGCTCAATTTCAATTCCGCCGATGCCATCGATTGCACCGTCGCGTGCAACTTCGGCTGATTTCATCTGCCATTCTTGCTGATCGAGAACATACCTAATGCAGGCCGTTGCGAGGTCAGCACCATCCTCATGCCGAGGCGTGCGAGGGAACGCTTTAGGGTCTTGTCGTAACCGATCAAGCAATCCGACGACGCCATCGATCTTTCGGCCGATACGATTGACCGTCTGTATCGGTTGCTTACGCTTTTTCAGAATTTTGATCTGTTCGGCTGTCCATTGCGCGCCATGATAATAACGGCGCGCAACCTTGGCCTCATCAATTTCCTCGCGCTTATTCCCGAGATAATCGGTATAGGCACGTTTCAGCTTATCCAGACCCCAATAATCCCCAGCAATGGTCTTGCGCTGCGAATTGCCCGGCTTAGCGTCTGCCGTTGGCGTGCCCGCGCTGTAATCAGCTTGCATCAAGCAACCATCCAGAGATTGTCAGCATCTTCTGTTTCGCGCTCGCTGTATCCGCTCTGATCTTCCTTCGGCGGGGTCTTCTTTATAGGCTCGCCCGCCAACATCATGTCGAGCAGTTGCCCGACAAGACCCAGCGCGTCCACCTGGTCGTCATGCTTGCCGGCGGGGAAGCTAAGAAGCTCTGACCGCAGATTTGGAAACCACGGCGCAAACTGATCGACGTATAGTCCGTTCATCGCCATCATGCCGCGAATGGACTGCGCACGTTGTGCCTTGTCGCCCCGTGTCGGAAACGTTTCGCGATACACAAACGCATTGCGCTCACGCATCCGCCGATCAAGGAATGGCCCCACACCTGCCTTGATCTGCCCCTGTTCTTCTGCCCAGCCTATCGGCTTCCATTTCAGGACCAGATCACAGAATGCATCAATCCAAACATCGGACGACGCCTGCCTGCGCCACAAGTCCAGCAAATACATTCGGCCATCTGGATCGAGCCCAACAACGACATGGACTGTGTAGTCGCCGCCGTCCGATGTGACGGCATAGTCCGAACCGCCGTAAACCCTGAGCGTGCGCAAGTCCGGCAACTTGTCTACATGCCGCAGCCATTCGGCCCTGAAGTAGTCGCCTTCTTCTGGTGCTGGCCGCTGCTGATAAAGCGCGGACCATGTTCGCGCTGGCGTTGTCTTGCGCAATTCTATTAATTGCTGGCCGTAACCGTAATCATCATCCCATAGTGGCGTGCCAGGAGCGCGTCCTAGCGGATCGTTATCCTCGGCTATCGCGGGAAGACTTAGAACCTCCCATTGGGAATGATTGAGTGCACGACCTGCAAGATCATCTTCGTGCCAGCGCGTTTGAATCAAAACCTCACGCGCTCCTGGCACAAGTCGCGTACGAAAATCGTTGATGTACCAATCCCAGATACGATCCCGTATCAGTTCCGAATCTGCATCCTGTCTTGACCTGATCGGATCGTCGATGATGCCAAGCTTGGCGCGAAATCCAGCGATACCAGTTCCAACGCCGGCCGCGTAATATTCATCTCCGTTTGAGAGTGACCATCGCCCAGCTGCTTGGCTGTCCGGCGACAGCGATAATCCGAGAACAAACGAATGTTCGGAAATCAGGTTGCGAACGCGCCGTCCCCACTTTTCGGCAAGCTCAGTCGTATGCGACGCGGCGATGATATTGCCGCCGTCTTGTGCCAAGAGCCACGGCGGGAACAGCACGCTGGCGTAAGTGGACTTGGCAGAGCCTGGCGGCATAAAAATAGCGAGCCTTTTGATCTCGCCACGCGCGACAGCCTCCAGCTTGTCGATAACCAGTTTATGATGCGGGGCGGGGTTAAACCCGCAATAGCGGCTCCACTCAGTGAGTGACCGGCGAATCGCCCGTCTCGAGAGCAGCTCCTTCGCCGCCTCCGAGCGCGATATGCGCGAGCTCATCGTCTGCGAGTTCTTTCGCGATTGCCTTGCGCACCGTCATATCGACGGTCTGCGACGGCTTGCCCCAGCCACGGTCGAGCAAGGCTGTAGCGGCGGACACGCGAGCGGCAGGAGGGGCCTCAGGCTGTTGCATGATGCCGGCAAGCGTTTTGATCGCGCTTTCGGTGTAGCTGCGCGCTAAAGATCGGATATCTGTCGGTGCTTTAGCCATTTACGCTAATTTGGTTGTCTGATCTGATTTACAAAAATAGGCCGCCAGGTCTGGGCACCTGACGGCCTTAAATCTGAACTCGGGTGTCACTTGTCTTATACCGTTTTCATCCCTCTGCGCAGGATCGTATTGCGGACTTGGATGCCCTCCGAACTGTCGGAATCGACCCAGCGATGGCCGTCCCAAATCACAACGTAGGTCACAGCATAAGAGGTTTCATATGGTTTGGCAGTCGCCGCGCGATAATGGTGGGCCACCTCACCGTAGATCGGACTGTGTTGCGGCAATTGGTCATCCGGCGCAGCGGCCGCTTCTTTCGCGATCATCGCAGCGGTCGGCGCAGCCTAGGCGCATTCCCCCACCTACCCGAATATGGGGTGTTTGCTCGCGAGTCGTCAAGCCCCTCTGACTCGCGACCTAACTTTTCCTGCCATTCGCGAGACCCCAAAACTCCGCCAATTCGTCCAAGCAATCGAAGAACATCCTCCGGACGAAGGCAACCTCACGTTCGGCGCCTCCGCTTGTGAGCGTTTTGAACCTGTCGCGGTTGACGAGCACACGCCGAACCAGCGCCTCCCCGCGCCGCCCAAGCACTCGGCCAGCCTCCGACAATTGACGCACGGCGTCAATCTGACGATCCGTGATTGCCTCGGCCATTCCGCCGCCGTCAACGGGCTCCATGGTCGTGTCCATGGCCCTGACGCTGCCGATCTGTGATAGCTCGACGTAGCGTTCGTAACGCCTTCCGGCCTGGAACTGGGCCTCATCGATCTCGCCTCGCACCCGCAGGTGGCGCAGGATGTCGTCGCGGAGCGAGACGGTGACCTCCAACCTCTTGCCTGGTTCCAGCGGATCATCGACGATGGCCGATGCGGTTGAAGCGCCGCCGATGCGGCGGTCGTAATCGGCGGCGCCGTGGTCGTAGGCGTTCTCACGGCGTGCTGGTTTTGATTTGCGCATTCCCGTTCCCGTCATGGCGAGCATTGCCTGCTCCTGGTTGCCGTTTGTTTCGTTTGCGCCGGGGCCGCGCCAAGCGGCCCGGCGCTATACGTAGTATAGGGAGACTTCCGCAAGCCAACCTCCGCAATGATTTCAATGACTTACGAGGCAACTTCCGCAACTTCCGCAAACACTTCCGCATAATGATTTCAATGACTTACAAGGCAACTTCCGCAACTTCCGCAACAACTTCCGCAACGGGAACCTTGGCTTTTTGGACCACTTTTAGGCCCTTGAGCTTGGAGTTTCTATTGGCGGTTGCAGTGGTGAGGACGCCGTTGATGAGCCATGTCTGGATCATATGTGCGGCAGTTTTCGCCTTGATCCCGAATTTCACCTTCAGGTGCTCGGGGGCGTATCGGCCCTCGCTTCTGGTCTGGGCCGCATTGGACCACGGTACCCCTGACGCCCACGCTTCTGCGATGGCGTCCAGGATTTGCTGACACACCTCTCTAGATGGCCAGCCTTCGCCCTCGGCTGAGGCTTCTGCCATGCCGGTGACGACGAGACTGCTTTTCGGTTTGTTGAGGTCGATTTGTTCGCTTGCTTCTGTGGTGATCTGGATTTTTTCGATTGTCAGGATTCTTTGCCAGCCGTCTTCTTCGTCTTTGAGCTTTTCGCAGGTTATGGTGATGGGTTTTACGCCTTTGTCTTTTTCGAGTTTGAATACGAAGTCACCGGCTCCTCTGAGCACGGTTGATCCTCGCAGGTCGCCACTTTTCCCGGCGTGGTGAACACCGATAACGCCCGCCTCTGTGGCCCTTCTGAGCCTGTCGCAAGCCTGGATGAAGATGGTCATCTCCTTCTGGAGATTTTCGTCTGCACCAGGCAGGACGCGAGAGACGGTATCGACTACGATGAGCCGATAGTTTTTGCCGCGTGCTTTGACGGTTGAAACCAGCGCTTCTACGCAAGCCTCATCCATAAAGGACAACGCGGCGGTTACGATCTCAAACCCTTCAGGGTCGTCGATCAATCCGTGATGTTGTTTGAAGGCATCAACGCGGTCAACGATGCCGCGTCCGCCTTCTTGCAGGATGTAGAGAATCGGGCCGGGCCGTTTGATCGGGACGCCATGCCAGGCAGTCATGCCGTAGGCAAGATGCAGGCACCAGTCGAGCACGGTGAATGATTTTCCGCAGCCAGGGTCGCCATAGACAAAGCCGAGTGAATCGGCCGGAAGCCAGCCATCGAGAATCCATTCCAGCGGCGGCAATGAGCGCAGATCGCTGATCTGAATGACCGGGATCGGTGTTGCGGCGGGCTTGGCTGGTTCGGTTGCCGTTTTGATGATGTCGTGTGGGTCGCCGCCTTGCGCGATATGGTCTGCGGCATCCCATTTGTCGGGGCGGCCAGAAACGTCGATAACGGTGATTTTGCAACCGATGGCTTGCAGGTGCGGCCGGACGCGCTCCATAAGGGCACGGCCTGGTTCGTCATTATCGGGCCATAGCGTGACGTGTTTCCCGGCGAGCGGTGTCCAGTCGGTTTTGTCGAGCGGCGCATTGGAGCCGCCCATGATCGTTGTAGCTTCGATGCCGCAGGAGGCGAGCGCGTCGGCGCATTTTTCACCTTCACACAGGACGACGTGCGAGGCTTCGATGATGTTTTTGATCCGGTATAGCGGACGGACGGGTGGCGCTTTCGGGCGAATACGGAATGTCTTGCGGCCCTCGTTTTCAAACCGTTGGACGACGGCTGTAATATTCCCGTCCCTGTCGTAGTAGTGATAATTGTTGGTCGGAATGCCGAGTTCGGCATCTTCCTTACGTGGCTTATCTCCGAGCTTTTCTTTTTTCTGCGCGATTCGCTCGGATGCCGAGGGCTGCCATGACGGGCGGCTGATGGCTATGGTCTTGTCTCCAAGAAACTCGCTGGCGATTTCTTTAAGCGCGAGGCCAAAGCTTGAGCGGCCATAGCCCATGTATTCTTGATAGAGCTTGATGAGGTCGCCGCCTTCGTTTGTCGCGAAGTCATGCCATAGGCCGGCATCGGCGCCGGTCAATGCGATGCGCAGCGACATGCCGGGGTTTCCGTATTTGTCGCCTATGCGCGCTTCTTTGTTGTTTATGAGGGCGCGGCCTGAGAACAGCCATTGGACGAATGCCGCGGCGTCAGCATTCAGCCGCTGGCGCAAGGCGTCCGCATCAATCTGGCCGTTCTTTTGCTCGCCCTGGCGGGCGGCATTGTTGAAGTCGATGACGCTCACGTTTGCCCCGTAGCGTGTTTATTTAGTCTTGCGCCCAACACCGTTCTTTGTGACCGCACACTTTGCAGCGCCAATCGGTCGGCTCCTTGGCTATTCTGTCGAGAAGCTCACCTGCTCTTGTTGCTTTAATGATGAGAACGGCACGGTCTGACGCTGCTTGTGCCGCCTCGGCGTCGAATGGCACTTGCAGGTGGAGAATTTCGCAGTTGTCGGAATTGACCGCAGTGAACAACGCCGGGTTATCGGTCAAGTCGAGATAGGCCATATAGAGCTGGCACTGGTCGTAGTATTGCGGATACGCCGTGCGGAGCCCGTCTTTTTTAAGCTTGCGCCAGCCGGATGAACCGAGCGCTTTGTGCTCCCACAGGCAAGGGTAAGACATGACGGCCGGCCCACCCCAAATAATGCCGTCTGCATGGCCACGGAATGCGCCATCTACCGCTTCAAATTGTGTGGCGTCAGTATTGCGCTCGATGCGGAATCCGGCGGCTAGTAAAGCTTTGACAGTGATGTCCTCAAACGCATGGCCACGCGCAAAGATACGCTTGGTTCGTGCCGGGTGCGTGGAATCGCATTGCCAATCGTATTGAATACGGCGCAGACATTCGGAGCCGATGCTGGACGCGCCAAGATAATCCCGGCGCGCTTCGCGTTGTTCCGTCAACGCTGCCTGGTCGAGCAGTGCATTGATGGACGTATTGATTTCCGATTCCGCAAGGTTTGCGCGGTTGAGGTCGATTGACACGTTAGAACGCCTCCCCCATTTCGTCTTGCGTCATCAGTGGCCCGCCATGCGCTGAATTATATTCGCGTTCGGTTTCGTCAAGCGATCTTCTGACCACGTTCGGCATGTTTTCGTTGATCTCTGCCATCGCGGCATCGACGAGCTTGTGCGCTGCCCATGCGAGACGGATCATTTCGTCCTTGGTCCAGTCGGTAACAGGCTTATCCCAAGGCACGTCTGTCTCTGCGAGCTTTGACATAATTGATGCGGCTGCACCGGCTTCGTGTGGTTCCGGGTCTCTATTCATGGTTCTGATCGCCTGTTCCACGGACGCTATGCCGTAGCGCATATAGGCTTCTGCCTTGGCCTTGATCCACGCGAACACGGCGGATGTAACGATGAGTCCGATTTCTGTTTCGGACAGCGTACCGACCATGGCGCGTGGATTGATGCCATTGTTAATGAGCGAACGCACGGAGGCGATTGCCGCCTCCGTGGCGTCGCGAATGGCCTGATCGTCCTCTTTGGCCATTTATGCCGCCCAACTTGGCTTGCCGGCAGGCTTGGCGGCTTGCGCAACGGAAGCCGCTGCGGCTCCGATGGTCGTTTGACCGGGCGCCAGAGCTGGTGATGTAACCTGCTCTACCTTGACCCAATCCTTACGGTCAGGCGTGATGGCGGCCCAAAGCGTGTTCTTGTCCTTGTAGCCGTCCTTGCCCTTCTCGATACCGATCTTGCCGATGAATCTGATACCGTCGAGGTCTCCCCAATTATTTAGCCTGCGGCCTGCCTTTGCGGCTTCGCTGTCATCGTCCGGTCTGATGCCGCGTGCCGATTCCACGATAGCGCGGATTTGCGATGCGCTGATCTCAGCCGCTTTCTGATGGCCTTCGGTTGCTCCTTCAACGGTATAAAGCTTCCAGAATTTGCGCTTGGCGAACGGGCCTTCGACGACCGTAAATTCAGCGTCGATTGCGAGCGACGATCCATCTTTGCTGCGCTTGAGCCACCCGCCCTCGCCAGCCCCGCCAGGACGGATTGTCATGTGGCATACGGCAATGGTGTTCTCAGGAATAAGCCCGCCTTCACGCTGCGGTTCGGCATTGTTGAAGTCGATTGTCATCTGTGCTGGTCCTTTCAGGCTGCTTTGGTTGGTTTGCGTCTATTGTTGGCTTGCTCTTTTGGAGTTGCCCAACGACAGTTCCCTGGCTCGTAGTCTCCATCGTTGTTGATACGGTCTAGCGAATGATTGGCGCTTGGCCGAGGTCCCATGTCGGCAAGGAAGTTTTCGAAGCTGTCCCACCGGGCACAAACTTTTATTCCACGAGCCCCATACATGGAGTAGTTGTGAGCATTCGGATTGTTGCAGCGCCAACGCATGTTGACCCAAGTTCGATGCTCTGCCGTAAAACAGCGGCCATGCTTTTTATTCGCAGAACCGACAGCGGCGCTTGCTTCGGCAATACGGCACCCACATGACTTAGTGTTGCCACTCCTCAACCAAGCCGCTGCCACTATGGATTGGTTCCCGCAGTTGCATTGGCAAAGCCACATAACGTTTCCGATTTTGTCTCGGCCAACTTCTCGAATGACAGTCAGGCGCTCAAATTGTTGACCAACAAGATTATGTTTTCTCACGCCGCCTCTCCTTGTGGCAAAGAATGGTCAAGCGATTTGCGCTTCCCTTTACTGACAAGCTTTGCAAGCAACTTGCCAAGGTGCGGCTCTTCGTACATTTCAAGACGGCCAGACCGGTCTTTCGCTGGGTAATCATGCGGATTTGGCTGAGTACAGATAAACGCCCGGTGCTTTTGTCCGTCGAAATCAACAAAATTGAGCGTTATGACCTGATCGACGATGCCCGGCAGTTCTTTGCCGGTCTTGCTGCCTTCGATCTGCAATTCCCACGATACGCGGCTGAAATCGTCGGTGTGCTTTTCGAGAATGCCGACGAAGATCACGTTTTTGCCTCGACAATGCTGGAGTTGCGTCAGCCACGCGATCATTTCACGGCCCATCAATCCGTATGCCGCGCGCGTGTCTTTCTTGCCTTGCGCTGTTGTGGCCTCTGGTTGCTGTTCGGCCCATTTGAAGCAAAGACGGCCCGCGACCGTGATGGAATCGACGAAGATGGTCTCGTACTTGTCGAGCGCCGATGGCGATCCCATGGACTCGACCACGGCATCGTAATGGGCTTGCGAATAGCAGGCCGTTGGCGGCAGGGCCGGGTTAGGGCCGGAAATGTAAGCCGCAATGTGCTGACACTCCTCCCATGTGCGAGGGCGCAACGAATCGACGTTTACGTCCTGCACGGCGAGGTCGCCAGCTTCCAGGTCGATAAAGAGCGTTGTCTTTGGATCGAGTGTGCGCAGCAAAGACGTTTTGCCGACGCCCGCCGGTCCGACTATGAGGGCCTTGACGCCCTTGTCCTGTTTCATCCGCTCGTCGGCGGAAATGATTTTGATCTTTCTTTCGGTCACTTGCTTTGCTCCTTTGCTTACGCTGCTTGCTTGCTCAGAATCGTTTCCGCCGCGTAGCGCGCGATGAGCGCTGCTTCGGCGCGGCCGTGGTCTTTCTTGCGGGCGAAGTGTTCAGGTGTCTTGGCGAACATGCGAAGCGCGAGTTCGCGGGCGCATTCTTTGTCTGCGGTCAAGTTGAAGTGCCGTTTCCACTTGGCAGGCGTCACGAAATGCAGCGGGATGCCTGCCGCCTGGACAACACCGATTACGGTCCCGAACGAACGGCCAAATTTGAATGTGCTTGATACGCCCTGCTTTGGCATTGCGGATACAAGTTCGATCACGGCCACGTCAGGATTCATTTGCTTGATGCGGTCAAACAATGTGGCCGCCGCAATCTGGTCGTATACGGTCGGAACGTCCTCTGCGAGGACGCGATCCGGCACGTCTGGAAAATAGAAGGCGATGGCGCCGCTAATGCCGGGGTCAATGCCAAGGATGCATTTCACGGTTCGCGCCCCTCTTGATTGCATTCGCAGGCCCACATGATCGCGGAATAGTCGGAGGCGAGCACGCCGGGAATCCAGCCGGCCGCGATGTAGCGTTCGATATCGCGCCACGTCACATAGCGATACGTGCCAGTGCGTATCATCGCGGCCTCGGCGCCCGTTCGTGGGCATCGGCGGGGCGGTAGTTGATGAAAGCGCAAGCCTCGCAATACGGTAGCGTGCCGAATACGGGCTGACCGCAATACGTCATCGCGCGCGGATCGTCGCACATCGGATTGGGGTTGCGGCAAGTCTTGGACGTGAGTGCGAAAATATCGATTCCGAGAAACTCTGCCGGCAATGGCCGCGGCTTCAGCGGCTTGGCCTTTTTCATTTTTGGCGGCACGTCGAAAGGCAGCTTGAGTTTCTTGGGCTCGCCTTTGCGGCGTAATCCGGTCGTGCGCTTGATGCCGGTCATGCGTGTTTTCAGGACACCGGCGCGATTAAGGATGCC